GCTTAAAATTCGTTGCTGGTTAGCTAGTCCGTCGGACGTGCGCGCGAAATCGCCTTGCGCGTCGCCTGTCTGTTCGTAAATAACTTTTTGTGCAGCTAAAATCTTTTGCTGTGCAGTTAGCGCACCACTACCCGAATATATGCCTAGTTCTAACGCAGCGGCTTTAAGTGTTGCGTCGTTAAGCAAAACGCCAAAACGCCTTAACGGTTCAGCTTCACCGCGTAACGCAGCGCCAATAGCGTTAATGGCTTCGTCTGGCGTAGTGTTATTGAATGAAGCTAGGTCAGCTGACAAAGTAATAAAATCAGTTGTAAACGTCGCTAACTGGTCGCCTGCTAAACCAGCCGCCTTACCAAAAGTGCCGAAAGTGCCTGCAGCTTCTAAAACTTGATTTTGAGACTGGCCGATATCGCGGGCGGCGGTCTTAGCAAATTCGGTAACTGCCTTGCCTGCCTCGCCAAAAATTACGCTTATTTTGCTTGTGTTTTCTTGTAAGTCGCTGGCCGCTTCAATAGCTGGCATTAAGCCTTTAGTAAAGACAAGCACCGAACCAGCGGCAGCTATAAGACCTGGCACTACAGAAGCTTTAAGAATGTTGCCTAAACTGCTAGCTGGTCCGCTGATACCTGTTAAAGCTTTTTGCGCTTTGTTTAAACCTGTATCGTCAAACGTCGACGTAATCGGTATGTTAATTGCCATAGCGAACCTTAAGCGTTTTGTTTAACGTTTTAGCTACTTCGTCCACGATTTTTTTGACTGCAAACTGGACGGTTTCTCTATGTTGCTGTACGGCTGGGTCTATAGCGCGTGGCTGGCTACCTACCTCAACGTTTAAATTATTAACAAAGTTAGTATTTTTTGTTTTAATGCCTGCGTGGTCATATATTGCGCCTGCCGCGTCTAGTTGTTGGGCGACCATTAACTGATAAGGCCTAGCTTTAAAAGTTACGCTATGGCTTTCACGCGGGTTATTTTCTGCGTCGAATTGGTCTTTAAATTGAACTGTGCCGCCTTTACTGGCGCGTCGACCTACCTTAATTTTTAAACCAGATTTAGCGGTTTTGTTAGACCAGTAAACCTCGCGGCCTTTAATAAGTTTGCCGCGCACCATACCCGATAGCGGCGGCGTGTCGCCTATTAGTTGGCGGGCTGTAGCAATAATTGGCGCGCCAGCGCCTTTAATATCTTTGGTTACTTGCCGTCTGTAAACTCTGTCGAATTTGTTTAATTCGGCCAACGTTTCTTTAATGCCGTCTATTTGTAAAACTAATTTTGGGTCAGACATAAGTTTTATTTTGTTTGTTTAATATGTCTACGACTGTATACAAATCGGTTATGCCAAACTCGATATGGTTAGGCCAGTAATGGCAAGTTACTAACAGTTCGGCCATAAGGTAACTTACTGTGCCTGGTCGGCTTTTAAATCGGCGGCCTGTTCAACTACTTCAATGTTTACAAGACTGTTAATAAAAGCGTCTAGCGAAGCTGGCACAGTAATTCCGTTTAAGCGGCTGGCTTCATAACACATATAAGCCAAATCTTCTACGCCTATACCGTTAGCTATGTCTGACGCTTTACGCTTATATTTTCTTTCCCATAAAACTATGCACATTAAATTAGTTTGTACTTCGTAACTGTTGCCGTCTTTAAATACGGCTTTTAGTGTTAATTGCATATTTGCCTTTCGTAGGGCAGCACTCTATTAGTGTTGCTTGTTTTTTTAATTCTCAGCGGCCAAAGCCGCGCCATTATGCGACGGCTTTAGTAAGTGTGCCGCCAGTAAACAAAAGCGTTATGGTCGATAGTTCGCCCAAGCTTGCGTTAATTGGCGTGTGGCTTTCAAGGTAAGTACCTGTAAGCGTATATTTAGGCGAAGTAGCCGTAGGCGTTACAAGTCCTGCAGCTGTTGGCGAAACTGTAATAGTGCAGTTGTTAATTCCGACAAGACCATAAATAGTCGCTTCGGTTTCTGTTGCTTCGTAACTTTGATAAAGCGTTACTTCGAAAGTGTTGTTTTGTAATGAAGTGATTGTGCCTGCGCCGTACTTGCGGGCAATATCCCCGAAGCTAGTGGTCTCAAGCTGCTCTAATGAGTACGTAAGCACGGCACTCGTAGCCTGGTCCGTGAGATTTACGGCGTTAATAGTTAGCGCTGGTGAGCTTAAATAAACTGAAGTTGCCATATTGGTTAGTCCTTGTCTGTTTCTGTCTCTTTAGTTTTACCAGATTTTTTTGTGCTTTGTGTGGATAGGTGGCCGCCGTCTACTAGCGCTTCGACGTTAACGCCTTCTAAATCTTTGTCGGTTACAGTATCGCCAATTTTAAAACCTGCAAGTTTGTTAGAAGTAACCATATAACTAGTCATTTGTTTATCCTTACGCTGTCTGGGCTTGCATTGTTACTGTCAAATCATACGCAGGGTAAGCCACGCCGCCTACTAAAGCTTCTGTAGGCCTACCGTCCGTAACGCCTACGTTAGCACCCAGCACCAGCGAAGCCAGGTTAAGTAAGCTGCGTTGGGCGTCTAAATTGCCTGGCCCTAAAGTTATTACCCGTACTGGAAACGACATTTTTACTATGTTGGCGTTAAACGCTTCAAAGCTGGGCGCGTCAATAAAAGCGCAAGGCGGGTTTAAATTTCGCGCGTCGTTTACTACCTGTAAACCTGTAACGGCTGTGAGTGTTGCAGTCAGGTTAGTTAGCGACGTATTAAATAAATCGGTAAAGTTTTGGGGCATTAGGCAACCGCTGGTCTATCGACGCCTAACAGCTGTTTAATCATTGGCGACAAACCAAAACTATTAGCTGTGCCTAAACCGTCAAACGACGCAAAATCTTGTACGCCGCCGCGCTGACGATACAGCGCGCCCCCATACATAACAGTCCCTAAACTAACTGCCCCATTTGGTACAGTCGTTAAACTTTCGTTTTTATATCCAGCTTCGCGCCTTCTGGCGTAACAAAAATTGTTAGCCGCTAAAGCGCAAGTAGTTAAAAATGCTGTATCGGCTGCCGTTGCTGTACCGATACCTAACCAGTCCTCTATTTGTGTTGCAGTTATCCAAGTGCAAACAGGCGTAGTAGTTAACGTGCCAGACGCTGCAACTATGTTTACGTTGTCAGCTGTTTTAGCAAATAAAACCTGGTTAGCTATCGGTCTTTCAATGTCGTAAAGAAAAAAGCCTTCTATATCTACGCCATTAAAATAATATTGTGGCAACGCAGCGACGGTATAAGTACCGTTAAACGTGGCGTCGACGCCTGCGATAGTTACGCTTTGCCCTACTTCTAACGGGTCAGCGTTAGTAACAAGTACGACTACTGCGTAATCGTCAGTTAAATATTTTTGTTTGACCGAATAGACGGCCATAACTGGCCTTCTTTCTAGTCGTTAAACGAACTTGACGAACTTGGTAGCGTCTGCCATAAACGCGGCTGCGTAGCCTCTAAAGGCAATAGTGCGGCCTAGTGTTGCTGGTACGTCTACTGAAATTGCGCCTTTTTGCTGTTCGTAAAACTCGAAGCCTGCGGCTGGTCCTGCAGCGTGGCCCATAAACGAACCTGGCGTATTTTTATCTACGACGAGCACAAGGCCAAGCGGGTTACCGTTCCAAGTGTTAGCGGCTGCGTTACCTGCAGCGTTTTGACCCATTAGGTTAGGTGCGCCTGTGTATGGAAATACTGGGCGGTTTGCGTCGTCTACTGATGACGAAAGCGCAGCCCAGCTAGCTGGCGTTACGACCATATGACTAGGTAGGTAGTTTGAACTTGCGCTAATTTGTCGTGCGCCTTCGTAAATTGCAGCTACCCAATCAGCGCCTACGGCTGTATCAGCAACGCTAGAAGTTTGCGTAATTGCAGCGTGGCAAGTATCAACAGCGTAATTATCTGTTGCTTGACCGTAAGCAATAGCTAACTGGTTCAAAATGATGTCAATGCTTGAAGGGTCTGACCAGTCCAAATCTTGTTCGGACACGGTAACAAATGTTCCAAAACTAAGTTTAGAAATATCTGAATTCGACACTTCAACAGTTGAAGCGTTTAGCTGGTCAAACTGTGCCGACTGTTGGGTAACTACTGGCCGTGTTGTAATTTTTGGTCGGCGAAAAGTTGCACCAGCTGTAGGCATAGCGCGAGTACCAATGGCCGTAACAAATGGTCTAATCGGGTTAAGCGAGTCATAGACAGAACCCACAATAATTTCTGGCAGAATGCCTGGCGTCGACTCAGTGTTAATAAATGGTGCTACGCCTGGCGCGGCTTCAATTCGTGCCGCGTTAATGTTTGCGTTAAGTTGTGCGAAATCTGAACCGCCGCGCACATACGCTGCGATATATTCCGACGTTGAAGGCAAACGAAGTTTTTTTGGTTGCGCGTAAACCGTGTGTACGGCTGCGGCTTCGATTACTTGCGGGGTTTCTACTGGCTGTGTCATTTCTGTTACCTCTGGTTCTGGGTCTTGTTTACTATTTAACTCTACTTCGGGTTCTGGTTGGTGGATACTCGCGGCCACTTGTTTTACTTTAGCTGCCTCAAAAGCGCCGTAAGGCAAAAGGCTTAATTCTTGCCAGTCAGCTTTAGTAATAATCATTGTGCCAGCTTCGTCAAAACTAAATTCGACTGGCAAAATACCTACCGAAAGGCTATCTAAAACGCCGTCTTTTGCTAGTTGTAGCGCTTCGTCGCCTGCGCGAGTTTCGCTTATGCGGGCTTCAAAAAGAACCGTATCGCCTACCTGTTGGCGATTTTCAACAATGCCTATCGGCTGGGTGCTGTCGTGGTAAAGATACATTTTTGGTTTCTTGCCTTCAAGCGGTAAAGCACCATTAGCAAACTTTACTTTTTGGCCGTCAGATACTACGGCTTCAACGTCGTACTGAACAGCTACGCCCGCCAACGTTCTACGCGGCAGCTGTTCGCCAGCGGGCGCAGCGTCCAAATTTAAATCTTGCGGAATTAACCTAAGCATTTGTAACCGTCGTTTCGTTTATTTCTACTTCGTTTTCGATTTCGTTGTATTCACTAGCTAAATAGCTTTCTATGTCGAAGCGTACTACTGTTCCGCGCGGTAGTACGTTATTTGCGCTTAACGTTTCTTGAATGCAATCTATATATGGTTTTACGCCAAACTTGTATAAATCGCGTGAAGCTTCCGAACTACTGACATAAGAATAATTGCCAATGCTGACAGAAACAAGATAAGCGGGCACGTTCGCAATTCGTGCTAATTCTTTTGCCTGGTATTCTGCGGCGTCAATTAAAAGCATTTTGTCGGGCGTTGCTGTGTTTGGTATTACTTCTACAAACTCGTTAACTGCACTTGTGGCAGAAGCGAAACGCGCTTCATCATATGCAGCGGCTAAATCTCGTAACTCTTGTGGCGACATAGGTTCGCCGCCTGTCTGGCGAAGCGTAACGGCTGGCTGCAAACTACTAGCGTTTCTATTACGCGCTTGCTCTAATTTTAGTGCTGTGTCTACCGATACTGCGCCAGTAAAAATTAAGCCTTGTATCGGGCTAAGAAACTGCACTAAATCTTCGTGGCGAATTGGTAGGCCTTGAAACAAAACTTGTTTAGACGGCCCAAACCAAACGCCATTACTTGCGGCCTGGTCTTGTGTTGTAACTATTGCCGCTGGCAAACGTGTAAACGAACTTGGATAACCCGAACTATCTCTTTCGGTGACGTACCAAAAAGCCCTACCATAAAACAGCAAATCGTCGAGAGTAAATGAAAGTATAAAATTATTTGTTACGCTTTTGTCTATTCGTGCTAGCCAACTGCGCGGCGCTTCTGGCATTAACTCAATTTTTTCGCCGTTCCACATTTCTTTAAATTGTTCGAGTTTGAGACAGCCGATAACTGAACACATTAAATCGCGGCTGCGCGATATGGTTGGGACCTGCATAAATTTTTGTCTAATGCTGCCGTCTGAATAGGCGTAGAAGTTACCAATTTGCGAAGCACCAGCATTACTACCAGTTCGACTAGACGCACTACCAGCGGCAGCCTTAACTATTTTTGCTGGTTCGGGTTTGCGCGTAAATAATGCCATTTGTTTAGTATGCCACACTTTATAAAAGTTTTGGTTGAAGGTAGCCGCCGCAGTCACCCTACGAGAAAGAAAAGAAACTCGACGGCTACCCGCAAACTATGTTAGCCGTTTACTAAAACTATATTGGTCTTTTTTGGCTGACGATAAGCGGCTTACCTATTGTGGCTGGTTTGCTTACCATAGCTACAGCAAAAACTAAACAGCGCGCCAATTCGATAGGGCCTGGACTACGCAAACTAGACAGAGTTACAGCGCCTTGATTTTTTACTGCTACTGCGCGTTCAACGTGCTGGGCTAAAAGTGTGCTGCCGTCGTGCCGTATTTTGCCTTCTAATATTGCTGCCCTAGCGCCTACAGTCCAGCGTTGTAGTTCGCGGTTACCGACAATAGAAGCGCGCCGTTCAAACTTTGTGGGTAAAGACATTTCAAACGCTGGGGTAATAAGTAGGCGCGTAGTTTGGTCTATACAAGCGTTTTCTACAGCTTGCCAACAGTCAGCCAACGTATCTTTAATAAACTCGACGCCTAATTGTATTTGGCCTTTACTGTTCATTGCGGCCCTGACGCCAACGTAGCGCGCTTCGTCTTGGCTTTGTTCTATGGCCAGTACGCCGCCTTTTGGCATTGGTTCAGCTGTTACCAGTTTGTCAAAAACGCCAGGCTGTAGCCAGCCGTTAGCGCTGGCCGTCCAAAGGTTTACCGAACTGCGTAGAAAAGCGTTACGGTTTGGCTGTTCAGCTTCTGACGCTATTACGTTTAGCGTTAGTGTGCTGCCTACAGCTGGGTTAGCTTTTACCCACGCTTCAGGCGTCATAGGGTCAATATGGGCGCTAGGCGAATATTCAGCAAAATATAGCGAAGTAGTTTTCTTTTCGTCTATTGCCCGCAAACCCTGTTCACGCCATTTCTGCATTTCGCGCGAACTTTCGTCGCCAGCCGTTGAAGTCATAAACAGCAACGGACTTTTACGGGTAC